TTATTCAATCACGATACTTCTTTGGTATTAGGTTCTAAAAGAGCAGGAACACTCAAATTGTCTGAAGACAAAACTGGACTATATTATGAAGTTCAAATGGATTTAGATATTCCTCATCACAGGTCAGCATTTATGATGATTGAGCGTGGCGATGTAACCAATAGTTCATTTGGATTCGATGTTTTAGATGAAAGATGGAGTGTTCCTGATAATGCAAGTGAGCCTGTAGTTCGAGAAGTCTTAGAAACTAGATTGTATGAAGTTTCTCCAACAGCTTTTCCAGCTTATCAAGATTCAAGCGTGATGGCAGAGAGAAGTTTTAGAAGTTTAGCTCAAATGAGTGGTTTAGATATAAATGCACTTATTGAAGCAAATAACAATGGAGATTTGAAAACCCTACTTCAAAAAGAAGAGGAAACTGTTTTCAATGCAGATGCTAGGAAACGAAGACTAGAACTACTGAAAAAACAGTAATTTTTTATAAGTTTATAGATGGATTCGTTCAGAAGACAATTCATCTATGTCCAGTAACGATAAAGGGAGAAGTCGATTATAAGTCACTTCTCCACAATTCTTAGGAGAATATAAATGGCAAATTCAATAGTTGAAAAACTATATGATGAGCGAAATAATCTTTGGGAACAAATGAAAGAGCTCAACGATAGAGAGATTAACGAAAATCGTTCTCTCGATTCTGCTGAAAAAGAGCAATGGGACAAAATGAATGACAGAATGTCTGCAATTGATGCCAGAGTTCAAGAATTAGCATCTGTAGAAGAAGCTAATAAAAAATCAGAAGAAGCAAGAGCTATGTTTGATTCTAAGCCAGTAATTGAGAAAAAAGCTGAACAAAAATCTGAAGCTTCAATTCTTAGAAAATTGGCTCAAGGAGAAATTCGTTCTCACAATTTTGAAAAAAGAGATTTAACTAAATCTGGGGACGCAGGTTTAGTACCAGAAAATTTCTTTGACCAAATCATTGCTAAATTAGATGAAAATGCAGTAGTGCGTTCATACGCAACTGTAGTTTCAACAGCTTCAGGTGAAAATATCAAGATGCCTCAAGTGACTGCACTATCCTCAGCTTCTTTAGTTGCTGAAGGTGCTTCAATTGGAGAATCTGACCCAACCTCAGCTTCAGTAACATTAGGTGCATACAAATATGCTTACCTAGTACAAGTAAGCTCTGAGTTGTTAGCAGATGAGGGTGTTGATATTGAAGCATTCTTAGCTAATGATGCTGGTAGAGCTTTAGGTAATGGTGCTGGAGCACACTTTGCAACTGGAGATGGAAGTTCTAAGCCTAATGGTTTAGTAACTGCAACTTCAGCTGGTGTAACTTGTGCTAGTGCAACTGCTATAACTTCTGATGAAGTTATTGACTTGTACCACAGCGTTATTGCTCCATATAGAAATAATGGAACTTGGATAATGAAAGATTCTACTCTCAAAGAGATTAGACAACTCAAAGATTCCAACAACCAATATTTATGGCAACCATCACTTCAACAAGGAAATCCTGACATCTTGTTAGGAAGCCCAGTTGCTACTGACCCTAACTATGATGCAATTGCAACTGCAAAGAAAGTTATGACTTTTGGAGATGTTAGCAAGTATTTTGTTAGAGAAGTACAGGGAATACAGGTTGACAGGAGCTTAGATTTCGCCTTCGCAAATGATTTAGTTACTTTCAGATTCATCTATAGAGCTGATGGTGACTTATTAGATACCAATGCTGTAAAGCATATGGTTATGGCTTAGTCATAGCAAAAAACATATCAGGCAACTGATATTAATAGTCAGAGTCCAGCAATGGACACTGACTGGAGTACTTGGAGGGTGTCCACACTTCAGAGTTTCGACTCTATCCTTCGCTATCCTCCCTCTGAGTATTCCAGTGAGTTAATTGAGGAGATAAAATGAAAATCAAAATGCTCGTGGAAATGTCAGGTCTTTACAATGGCAAAGACATTCCTAAAAAGGGTGAAATTTGGGATACTGATAACAATTTTGCTGTTGACCTAATTAATAAAGGTTGGGCAGAAGCAATAAAATCAGAACCTAAAAAAACTGCCTCAGCTAAAGCTGGAAAAGAAAAAAGTTAATGCCTAGACACGATTCAAATTCGTACTGGCAAAAAAAGAAAAAGAAAAAATCTACATCTAGGAAGTAATTTATGATTGGCTATCAAGTAGCTCAAGGTACAGGACATATCTATAAAGATTCATCAGGAAGAATTGCTGTAAAAGCTTTTATTGATGGAACTTTAACTAATGCAACTGGAGATGTAACTGTCACAGTAACAGATGAAGGTGGAACAGTAATTGTTAATGCTCAAACAGCATCTACTGACTCTACTGGTATTTATTACTATGACATAGGTATATCTAATACAGTTGATGTAAATAATTTATTTGCTGTATGGTCAGGAACTTGGGAATCTGTTGTTCAAAAGTTAAGAACAAATCACGAGATAGTTGGATTTCCAATCTTTACTGAAGCTCAAGCAAGAGCTTTTGATGTTGCACAGTTAGCATCAGCTTCAGATTATTCAGATGAAGCAATCTTAGATGAGAGACAAAAGATAACTGAACTACTTGAACAGTGGACTGGTGTTTCTTGGTCTCCTAGATACAAAAGAGCAAAACTTGCAGGAG